GGAGAATATAATGCAAACTTTAAAAGATTTAAAGGATATGTCAAAGAAGGCAAAGAAGGCTTTACAAAAGCTGCTTACTCGGCTTACAGAGAACGTTCTTTGGGATTGGGTGCGATGGGTTTTCATGCCTATTTACAATCAAACGGTATACCTTTTGAAGGAATCCAAGCTACGGGATTCAACTATCAAGCGTTTAAACACATTAAAAAGAAAGCTACGAAAGCTAGTGAAGAACTGGCTGATATTCGTGGTGAAGCACCTGATGTATCTGGTTCTGGGATGCGTAATTCTCATCTCCTTGCCGTTGCTCCTAACGCTAGTAGTAGTATTATATGTGCTGGTACGTCTCCCTCAGTAGAACCTTACAGGGCAAATGTGTTTACTCACAAAACTTTATCAGGTAGTTATCAAGTAAAAAATAAATACTTGGAAAAAGTTTTAAAAAGTAAAGGATTAAAAGGAGAAGAACTTGACAACGTTTGGAAAGATATTGCCGGTAACAATGG